ACTCGAAGCAGTCGAAGAACTCGTTCGTCGCAGACGCGTTCGCCGCGCAGTTCCACAACGACTTCGCCGCTAAGGAGCGTCTCGCTCGCCATATGAACGAGGAGCGCGTAGAGCGCCGTGACGTGACTAGCGCAAACTTCGCTGGTCTTATCGTTCCGCAGTTCCTCACGGAACTCGCCGCTCCGTTCGCTCGCGCAGGTCGTCCGTTCGCGGATATCGCTCGCAAGCACGAACTCCCTGCGGAAGGTCTGACCATTTCGATTTCGAAGGTCACGACTGGAACCGCCGTCGCAGAGCAGACCGAAGGAGCCGCCGTCCAAGAGACGAATATGGACGACACGAAGTTGGACGTCTCGGTAGTGACTATCGCAGGTCAGCAGAACGTGAGCCGTCAGGCGTTGGAGCGCGGTACGAACGTGGACAGCCTCGTTATGGCTGACCTCGTTTCCGCTTACCACACGCTGTTGGACAGCACTATCGTTGCGGCTACCGTCTCGCAGGCTGGTCAGAGCGTCACCTACACCGACGCTTCTCCAACCGTCGCGGAACTCTATCCGAAACTTCTCGACGCGGTTCAGAAGGTTCAGACCACGTTCTTCGGAGGTCCAAACTTTATCCTTATGCACCCGCGCCGCTTGGCTTGGATTTTGGCGGCACTCGATACCACCAACCGTCCGTTGGCGGTTCCGACGCCGCAAGGTCCAATGAACGCCGTCGCTACGGGTAGCGCAGGTGTCGTGTACGGAAATAGCGGTTACCAAATCGCAGGATTCCCCGTTATCACCGACGCGAACGTTACGACTGCTAACGGCGCAGGAACGAACGAGGACGTCATCATTATCGGTAACTCGCAAGAGGCGCACCTGTGGGAGCAGGGCGACGGTTCTCCAATGATGTTGCGCTTCGAACAGCCGAAGGTTGCGGAACTCGACGTGACTATGGTGGTGTATGGCTACAGCGCCTTTACCGCAAATCGTTACCCGAACGCTTTCGCAAAAATCACGGGTACTGGTCTGGTCACCCCGACGTTCTAACGTCGAGTAGTTGTAGAGTCTGGCGGCGGTTAATTCCGCCGTCAGGCTCTAACTACGGAAGAGGAACGTATGAAAATGAAGAAAGAAATCGAGGCGCTCCTAATCGAGCGAGAAGGCTACGTTCAGCGTGGTCTAGCGGCACGAGTCGCACAAGTAGACGCGGCTCTTCGCGCTTATGGAATCGAAGTCGAAGAAACGGCTACGGCTTCTCCTGTAGTAGAACGAGCAGTAAAGAAACGAGCGAAGAAACGAGGCGAGTAAGTGGCTATCACGAACGGCTACTGTACCCTCGCAGAGGTTAAAGCCGCACTTCGGCTTACCGATTCGACTGACGACACGCTTCTAGAGAAGTCGATAGAAGGCGCTTCGCGTCGTATCGACGGCTATTGCGGACGCTTCTTCTATCAGACAACGAAGACGATTAAGTTATTTCCTGTAGACGATTTCTCTGTTGGTCTTCCTGACCTCGCTACGGCGACAGGGCTTGTAGTTAAGACGGATACCGCAGGTGACGGTACGTTTGCGACTACGTGGAGCGCTTCTGACTATTACCTAGAGCCAACCGACGTTTCTCTTCAGAGCAGACCATATACGCGTCTAACCGCTCAGGGTGATAAATCGTTTCCGTTCCTTTATCAGCCGCCTCGTCCAACTATCGAAATTACGGGAACCTTTGGCTGGCCGTCTATTCCGAACGACGTTCGCGAGGCTTGCGTTCTTCTTTCTATTCGTGGCTTTAATCGCTACAACGCGGCTCTAGGAGTCGTCGGTTTCGGAGATATGGCTATTCAGGTACGTGCTGTAGACCCCGACGTGCGCGACCTGCTCTCTCCTTACCGCGTCTTCGGAGTTATCTAATGGCGGCTACTGTTTCGCAGGTTGCCGACGGCTTAAAGGCTCGTCTCGCAACGATTAACGGACTTCGTACGTTCTCATATCAGCCCGAACAGTTAAATCCGCCTATCGCCTTTCCTTCTCTTTCGAGTATCCAATATCACCGCGCTTTCTCTGGCGGAAATGTCCAAATGGTCTGGATTATTCGCGTTATCGTCGGACGATATCTAGACCGAACGGCTCACGCTCTTCTCGACGAATACCTTTCCTACTCTGGAGCGAAAAGCATTAGAGCGGCACTAGAAGCCGATACGACTCTTGGCGGCGTAGCCGCTTCTCTAGTGGTATCATCAAGTGCGGATATTTCGAGCCTCGCAGTAGACGGCGCGGAGTTTCTAGAAATCCAAACGACAGTAACGGTTCACGCTTAGGAGTACCGCAGATGAAGAAATTTAAAGTTCTTTCTAATCGAATCGCAGATAAGAAGGCTGGCGACGTTATTGACGAGAGCGCTCTCGAAGGTGCTAACATTGAGGCACTTCTTCAGAGCGGACATATCGAACCTCTGAAGGAATTTAAGAAATCAGACGAAGCAGTAAAGGAAAAGTGACCGACTATGGCGCAACTCGTTCTTACTAACGCAAGTATCACGATTAACTCGGTAGACCTGAGTGACCGCGCTAACAGCGTCACCCTGACCTACGAAGTCGATTCAGTTGAGGTCACGGCGTTCGGAGATAGCGGACACAAGTTCGCTGGTGGTCTCCAGAACATCTCGTGCGAAGTCTCGTTCCAGCAGGATTTCGCCGCAAGCGAAGTCGAAGCCACGATTTACTCGCTCGTCGGAACGACCACAACCGTCGTCGTTAAGCCGACTAGCGGCGCTGTCTCCGCTACCAACCCGTCATACACGATTTCGAATACATTCCTCGGCGCGCACACACCTGTTATGGGCGCGGTTGGTGAATTGGCTATGACCGAACTCACATTTACGGGTGGAACGCTCGCAAAGGCGACTTCCTGAAATTAACGTCTAAGAAGAAGGAGCACTAATGAAAATTCCTCTACGAGTAAAGTTTACGGACGGCTCGACGGAAGAACTCGAAGCAGTCTTTGGCGACTTCGTTTCTTTCGAACGTACGTGGAATAAGAGCGTGACTAAGTTCGATAGCGAACTTCGCCTTACTGACCTCGCGTGGCTTTCGTGGCACAGTATGAAGCGTCGCGGTAAGACGACGCTCGCGTTCGACCCTGACTGGATTAACTCCGTCGAATCTGTCGAACCTATCGAAGGGAAAGACAGCCCTTTAGTCGAGACTCAGCCCACTACGAAATAGCGGTTCTCGCAGTCGAGACGGGAATAGCGCCGTCCGTTCTGTTGGCTGAGTCACCAGAAATGCTCCAAGCCATAGCGAACTACTTAAAAGATAAGCGGCGAGCCGAAGAAAAGGCGAACGAGCAGGCGAGAAAGAAACGGTTCCGCTAGTGCCATACGTTCTTTCCGTTATAGGCGTTACTGCTCTTTTCGTTATTGGGAGAGGTAAATGGTACGGCTGGCTTCTCGCGTTTTTTAACGAGTGCCTCTGGGTGCTTTTCGCGATTACAACGCGTCAGTACGGATTCCTTTTAGGAGCAGGAATCTATGGAAGCGTAAACGCGTATAACGCTCGTAAATGGAGAACGCGTCGAGTCGAGTAACATATGCGCTATGGTCGCGAAAGTTCAGGTATACGGTTTAGGCGAAACGCTTAAAGAACTGTATTACCTCGATAGAACGCTTTATAACGGTATTCGTAAGCAGATTAAAGCGCCTGCGGACGAACTCGTTCGTCAGGCTAGAACTCAATTCCCGACGAAGCCTCCCGTCTCTTACTGGCATACGACGCCTGAACGTAAAGGTGAGTCTCGTTTTCCGTACTGGGACGGAGGAAAGGTAAGGAGTCGCGTTACGGCGGTATTCGGCGGACGAGCCAACCGTATGACGGGTGAGGTTCCTATTCTTCGTCTGCGGCAGAAGGACGCTGGCGGCGTCGTCTTAGATATGGCTGGCTCTCGTAAGCCTTCGATTCCTCTCGTGAAAGGTTTAGAGACGGCTGGCTTCGAGAAGCCTTCTCGCATTATGTGGCGTACCGTTAATAACGGTTTAGAAGCGGTTCTTGGCTCGATTAAGGCGAGCCTAAAGAGCACCGAAGAAATGGTGTCTAAACGGCTGGCTGGTGGAACTATTTCGCAGAGACAACTACAGTCTGAACGCGCGTCTCTCCAAGCGCGACGTAGTAGCGGTCAATTCGGTAGCGAACGAGAAACGGAATCGTAAATGGCAGTCGTTGTACCTATTATTTCGCAGTTCGATTCGCGTGGCATAAATAAGGCGATTAACGACTTTAAGAAACTTGACGGCGCTGGAAATAAGGCGACGTATGCGTTCCGTACTGTCGATAAAGCCGCGACTACGGCGCTGAAGAATATTGCGAAGTTCGGAGCAGTAGTAGGTGTCGCGAGCGCGGTTATCGGTAAACAGTTAGTAGACGCTGGCTCCGCTCTCGAAGAGTCGATGTCGAAGGTAAACGTCGTTTTCGGTCAGTCTTCGCAAGCGGTAGTTAAGTTCGCGGACGACGCGGCGAAGAATCTAGGTATCTCTAAGCAGGCGGCACTAGAAGCCACAGGTACTTACGGGAATCTCTTCCAAGCCTTCGGCGTTGGGCAGAAGCCAGCACAGGAGATGAGTACGACGCTCGTTACTCTCGCCGCAGACCTCGCCTCGTTTAATAACGCCAACATTGACGACGTTCTTCTAGCGCTCCGTTCAGGACTTTCAGGTGAAACGGAACCGCTAAAGCGTTTCGGTATTGCTCTTAACGACGTTCGCCTAAAGGAAGAGGCACTTCGACAAGGACTGATTACTACTACGTCAGGAACGCTACCTGTAGCGGCGAAAGCGCAAGCGGCTTACGCGCTTATTATGAAGGACTCCGCTCTAGCGCAAGGAGACTTTGCGCGTACGAGCGACGGCGTAGCGAATCAGACGCGAATTATGAAGGCGACGTTCGAAGATATTAAGGCGGAACTAGGAACGGCGCTCCTTCCCGTATTTAAACAGTTACTTGGATTTATTAACGACCAACTTCTTCCGCGCCTCCAGAAGTTCTCCGATATCGTCGGTGAGAAGGGTATTGGCGCTGGTCTTAAGTATCTAGGCGGCGAACTTCTTAAAGTTACGTCGAGCGGAAATAATTTCGTAGACCTACTGCTGGCTATCGGTACAGCGTTTACGATTCTGCGCGGAATTACTATCGCGGCGACTATCTCTCAGAACCTTTTTAACGTCGCGCTATTTTCGAATCCAATAGGAATCGTTGTCGCAGGCGTAATTGCTCTTAGCGTCGCCGTAGCCGCCGCATATCTACGTTTCGAAGGTTTCCGTAAAGTCGTTAATAGCGTTATTAACTTCGTTATTACGGCTATCGAACAGTTTATAAATAATTGGATTTGGGCGATAAATAAGTTCGTTCAGGCGATTAACTTTATGCGTCCGTTCCTTTCGAAAATTGGAATTAAGTTCGACGAAATCGGTGAAATCGGATACGTCTCCCTAAAGCGCATTGGAGACCAAGCCACGAAGACGAAGGTAAAAGTCGCTGACGTTCTAGGTGAACTTACGAAGATTAAGAACGCGGAACGTATGGCAGGAGAGCCCACTGGCGGCGGCGGCGGCGGCGGCGGAGGAGGCGGCGGCGGCGGAGGCGAGTCGCCTTTAGAGAAGGCTCAGAAACAGTTAAAGACGTACACCGACGCGCTGAAAGGCGTTTCTAGTGCTGAACGCTCTCTTCTCGACGTACGTGACCGCGTATCTGATTCGTTTAAGAAACTTCAGACTGCGACGGAGAGCGTACGTAAGGCTCAGGAGAACTTTAATCGCGTTACACAGGGCTATGGTCGCGACTCGAAGGAAGCCGCGAAGCAGGCGCGAGCGGTAGAGGACGCGCAGAGAGCACTCGTCCGCGCTAACTGGAACGTAGAAGACTCGATTAAGAACGTTCAGAAGGCTGAAGAGAAACTACGTCTTCTCCGCGAAGGTCCAAGCGCTCGTAACGTCGAAGACGCGGAGATTAACCTTCAGAAACGAAAGTTCGACCTCGAAGAAGCCACGTTTGACCTCGGTGAAGCGGAGCGAGAACTTCAGGAGATTCGTACTCGCGAAGGTGCTACTCCAGAGGAGATTCGTCGAGCCGAAATCGCTCTAGAGGAGGCGAAGTACGCCGTTCGTGACGCTACGTACGCGATTACGGATAGCGAAAAGGAACTTCAGAGGCTTCGTACTCAGGTTCCAACTACGGAAGAAATCGAGCAGGCTGAACGCGATTTGGCTGACGCGAAACTTTCCGCGCAAGAGGCGACGGTTGCGCAGTCTGACGCAACTCTGGAACTTAACCGTCAGAACTACCTCTATGACGTAATCGTAGAAGGCGCTAAGGAAGGCTCTGAAGAATATACGGCGGCACTCCTCGAACTTACGAAGGCGAAAGACGACGAAGTAGAGGCGTCGAAGGCGTATAAGGACGCTCTCGATTCGGAGCGTGAGGCTATCGAACGCCTTATTGAGGCGGAGAAAGAACTTCGTAAAGTTCGCTCTGAAACACCTGCCGCTATCGTCCGTAAAGCACAGAAGGAAATGACGCAGACCGAAGCGGAGGTTTCTTCGCGGTTGGCTCCTCCCGTCGCTATGCCGTCGTTTAGGGAATCCGATTTTTTCGGAGGTAATCCTTACTTCGCGGTTCCTTTCGCTGACGGCGGAATCGTTACGCGTCCTACTCTTGGACTTGTCGGTGAAGCAGGAGCGGAGGCGATTATTCCTCTTTCTCGCGCTGGCGACTTCGGCGGAACGAATATCTCTATCGTCGTAAACGCTGGTATGGGAGCGGACGGAGCGGAAATAGGTGACCAAATCGTAGACGCGTTAAAGCGTTATCAGCGTCGTAATGGTGCTCTTCCGCTCGCGGTGGCGTAATGGCTACAACGTTCCCTTGGGGTGAGTCCGTTACCGTTCTAATGGAACTCGGATTTCCGACGAATCCATTTACGCTCGATTCGGCTTCTCTAGGCGTCCTCGATAGTAACGCTCTCGACGGAAGCCTTTTAGGTGACGACGTTTCGTCGTATTGTCGCGAAATCTCCGTTAGTCGCGGACGTACTGACCAACTCGCAAACTTCAGCGCTGGTACTGCTCAATTCCGTCTTCTTAATAACGACAGAAGGTTTGACCCGATTAACGAAGATTCGCCGTATTGGGATATTACAACAGGACGTTCTGGAGTTACTCCGCGCCGTAAGGTAACGGTTCTTCTCGATAACGAGGCTGTCTACGTTGGGCGTATTACGGATATCGACGTTCTTTACGACTTTAATCTTTCAGAAGTCGCTATTACGACGTCGGACGATTTCGTTCTTCTGGCTAATGCGACTACAGGAACAGCCTTTACTCCGCCAGAGGAACTCTCAGGAGCACGTGTAGAGCGAATCCTCAATTTACCTGCTATCGACTATCCGCTTACGACGCGAAATATCTCGACTGGTCTAGCGAGTCTTGGAGCGTATCAAATCGCAGATAATACGAACGCGCTTACCTATCTCCAACGCTGTGCCGACGCGGAGCAGGGCAATATGTTTATTTCGAAGGACGGTTTACTGACGTTTACTGACCGTCTCGCCGCTTCGTTTATTCCTACGGCGGCGGCGTTTTCCGACGACGGAACGGAAATCCCGTACTCGTCTCTCCAAGTTCTTTACGGACAGGAATTCCTCTATAACCGTATTTCTGCTCAGACCGAAGGCGGAACGCTTCAGAACGTAGACGACGTAGCCTCTCAGACGGAGTTCGGTATTTCGACGTTGGCTCTATCTGACCTTCTTCTTACCGACGACGCCGCCGCGCTAACGCTCGCGAACACCCTGCTGGATAGGTATAAGAATCCTGTATATCGGTTCGACGAACTCCAAGTATCTATGAACCGTCTTACGTCTGGACAGCGCCTAGACGTCCTCGCGCTCGAAATCGGGAACGTAATCGAAATAACTAGAACCTATGAGACGGGAACTCCTGCCTCCGTAACCGCGTTCTACGCGATAGAAGGAATCCAACATAAAATGAATCCGAATCAGCACGTCGTAACCGTACGCCTAACGCCTGCTGAAATTCTTTACCCGTTTATTTTGGACGATATCATCTACGGTGTGCTCGATACCGATAATGCGCTAACATAAACGCCTATGGCAGGAGCAGGTGTAAAACTCTTCGTATCTGGCGACGTGCTGACCGCTGCGCAGGTCAATACGTACCTCCAAGACCAAGTAATTATGCGCTTCGCGACGACGACGGCGCGTGATAACGCATTTGGCGGAGCAGGAGAACCGACGCTGGCTGAAGGTATGTTCTGTTATATCGACGCAAGCGACAGCGTGTTTTATTATGACGGTTCAGCGTGGAAGCCGTTTGGCGGCGGCTCTGGAGATAGCGACCAAATCGTTCTCGGTGTCCAAATTTTCGGTTAAGGAGAAATATGGCTACGTTTAGTAAAAATATCCTCAGTTCGAGTTCTAGCGGTAGAGGAATTCTGGTCGCTACGAACTCTACGGCTGGTCAGTTAATCCATACTGGTCCAACGAATACGAGTTACCTCGACGAGGTGTGGGTGTATGTTCAGAATAATCACACCTCTTCGGTAGACGTCAGCGTTGAGTGGGGTTCGACTACCGCACCGAACGATATCGTCGCTCTTTCGGTGCTTCCTGCTAGCGGACTCGTCCTCGTAATTCCAGGGCTGATTCTTAAAGGAAACGCGTCGCCGCTTGTCGTTCGCTGTTTCGCGTCAGTTGTAAATAAAATTACGGTTCACGGATACGTAAACGAGATTAGGTAAATATGGGAATCGACAGACTTGGTGGATACGTCTCAGGGCAGACCGCGCAAAGAATTCCTGCTGTTTCTGGCTACGGTGTCGCAACCGTAGGAACTGGAACGTCGTCTTCTATTACTTCTGGCGGTTTGGCGTACACGCTTTTTACGTATAACGCAACAGGAAGTTTTACGGTTACTACTGCTGGTCAGTTTGACCTCTTCATTCTTGGCGGTGGCGGCGGCGGCGGCTCGTCGAGTACGCAGAACGGTGGCGCAGGCGGCGGCGGACAACTCCACGAGTTTTATCAGTATTACCTTTCCGCAGGTTCTTATACGGTTATCGTCGGAGCAGGTGGCGCTGTCTCGAACTCGAACGGAACTATCGGCGGTTACTCAGGTATTTATTTGACCGCAACTCCGTTGGTCTATCCGAATATTCGCGCTATTGGCGGCGGCGGCGGTCTGACGTTTAATACTTCTAACAATGCGCGTAACGGCGCTACTGGCGGCGGCGGTGGCGGTAACCAGTGGAGTTTTACAAGCGGTGGTACATCTCTTACCGCTTACGGCGACGGAGGACAAGGATTTAACGACTCTAACTATGGCGCTACTGGCGGTGGCGGCGGTATGGGTGGTAACGGTGGAAACGCTACGCAAGCCGCGAATAGCAGTACGGGTGGAACGGCTGGTGACGGCGTGAACTCCTCCTTTACAGGTTCTTCTGTTGGATACGCAGGCGGTGGTGGTGGCGGTTCTTCTGCTACAACTGGAAGCGCTCGAACCTCCTCTTTCGGTGGCGGTAGTGGCTCTATCGGCTCGACGGTTGCTACTGCTGGTGCGGCTAATCGCGGCGGAGGTGGCGGCGGCGCAGGTAATCAGAATACAGCGAGCGGACCAAGTGCGGCAGGTGGCTCAGGCGTAGTCCTGATTAGATTTAAGGTGAACTGAGAACTTTTATGGCACACTTTGCGAATCTTAAAAACGGAATTGTCGAACAGGTAATTGTCGTCGCTAACGAGAATTGTGGCGGCGGAGATTTTCCTGATAGCGAACCTATCGGTCAGGAGTTCCTCGCCTCTATTGGTGTAACAGGTACGTGGCTTCAGACTTCTTATAACGGAAACTTTCGAGGTCAGTACGCTGGCGTCGGTTTCTCGTATGACGAAGAGAACGACGTATTCGTAGAGCCTGCTTCGGTTACGTTGCCTGATATCGACGCCGAATAATTAGTTGTAATCTTTCCGCTATGAAATGGCGGAGCGGTTCGATAGTTTTTCTTCCTGCCGCCGTTTTAGCGTTAGCGGCTCCTGCGAACGCGGAGCAGTCGTATATGACGTGGACGTGTTACGTAAGTTCTTCGACGAATTGGCAGATGTTACAACCGCGAGCCGATTACGACTCTGGGCTTATGCCGACGTGGAGCGACTGCGAGGCGTGGCGTAATGGTGCTCCTAGCGAGCCGTATACGTGGAGTTACGGCGCGTCTGTAACTACGACGACGACTACGGTTCCTGTTACTACGACGACTATTAGCGAAACGACTACGACGGTTGAGGCGTCTACTACGACGGAGGAAACGTCTACGACGACGACGGAGGCTCCTACGACGACTCAGGCTCCTGCCTCTACTACTACGGAGGTTGCGTCTACGACGTCGAGCACTACGACGACTCAGGCTCCGCCGCCTGCTACTACGACTACGGAAGCGCCTCCTCCGCCTACTACGGAGGCTCTTACGACGACTACGGAGCCGCCTACTACTACGACTACCGAACCTGCTTCTACGACCTCTACGAGCCTCCTAGAGACGTCTACGAGCGCTCCTACGACGGTTCCTCCTCGAACTACTACGACAACGGTTAGCGAAACGACTACTTCGTTTACGACGAATCCGATTAGCCAAGACGTAGCCGTAGGCGAGTCGCCTTCTACTTCTCTCGTACTCGAAACGACGACAACTCTCTTCGCTCCAGCGCTAGACGCGCCTATAGAAGAGAAGCAGAAGTTCGAAGAGGACGTAAATGTTTTCGACGGCGGTTATGACGATTACGTTCCGTCAGGCTCGACTATCTCAGTAGGAGAACGGCGTACCGTCGTTGCGGTATCTGCTGTATTCTTTGTAACACCTCTTCCTGCTCCTCGAAGGCGTAACTAATGAAATGGCTTAACTATTTAACTGAGAACGTCTGGGTGTGGGCTGGAACAGGGCTTGTCCTTATTACCCTTTCAGGTTCTACGCGGACTTTAGGTATCTGGATTACGGCGCTTGCGATATCATTTCACGTAGTAATGACTTACCTCGACGGAGGCTCAGATGAATAAGTGGAAAGATATTTTTAGCCGAATCGCCGCACTCTTCGTTTCGAGTGCTCTCGGAATTATCACGGGTAGCGCGATTATCGCGCCTGAACTCGAAGTATGGAAGTCTGCCGCTCTCGCTGGCTTCGTCGCCGTCGCTGGCGTCGTAGAGAAATTGGCTAAGGCTTCTATTGACGGAAAACTTACGAAGGACGAAATCGACAACGCGTTTGCGCTTCGCGATACTGCTCCTTCGAAGGCGCGAAAGAAGTAGTAATGGCTCGTAAATATACGGGTATTGCGGACGGTATTAGTCCGACGAACGCGGCTCGTACAGGGCTTCTCGCGTTCGTTCGCCAAATGGAACGACGCTCTAACGGTGCTCTCTGGAATAACGGTACGTTCGCGAATCGTACGAAGCGCGGTAAAGACACTATGAGCGTCCACGCGACAGGACGAGCCGTAGACCTCTCGTATCGAAAGACTTCTACGAAAGGTGTTCCGAACGGACGCAAGGTAGCGAGCGAGTGGCTCGACCTCTTAACTATTCCGTCTAATGCGGAGGCGCTCGGAATCGAAATGATTCTGGACTATTGGGTGGCTCCTTTCGGACGCGGCTGGCGTTGCGATAGAGGCACGTGGGAGAACTATAAGAAGCCGACGATTACGGGAGCGCCTAACGGCGACTGGATTCACGTAGAACTTTCTCCAGCCGTCGCGGATAGTCCGCAGGCTATTAGGGAAGCATTTAAGAAGATGTTTCCGAATGACGCGGATATGGAGTAATCCGCTATGAGCGCGGAGCAGGCGGCTATCATTGTGGCTGTTATTACGACAGTAGGAGGACTCTTAGGAGTCGTAATCCAACAGTTCAGGAAGGAGAACCGCGAAGACCACGCAACGGTTGTCGAGAATCTTCGTTTTATCCATAAGTCGATTATTCGGGTAGACGAAAAACTAGATAGACACCTAGAGAGTCACGCGAACGACTATGGGAGAGTTCCTGAATAAGGTTCGAAACGAACCGCCGAAACTAAAGCATAAGAGCCACTTTCGGAAAGCATACGAAGCACTTCCTGAGTCTGAAAGAGACGAGTTCGTTACCGCAGTTCGCGATAAAAGCGTTTCGCTAGAGGCGATTCGACGAGTCCTCGAAACATACGGAATTCGTATCTCTCGTAATTCTTTGGCTCGTGCGAGAAACGGAGAGATTTTAGATGACGTCGTTTAAAGAAGGATTAGAGCAGGAACTAGCCGAAACGAACGCGATAGAGACGACACGGCTTCGAAGAGAACGAGACGCCGCTATAGATAAATCGGTTCGTCTTACCGAAGAGAACGAGACGCTTCGCCGTTCGTTAGAAGTAATCGAGAAAGTAGAAGCGCTAGAACTTACTCGTCCTAAATGGCTTGCTCCCGAAAAGCCGAAGAGGAGCGCGGCGACTCTTGTAGTAATGCTTTCAGACCTTCACCTAGACGAGGTAGTTAATCCAGATGAGGTAGACGGATTAAACGCGTACAACCGCACTATCGCGGAACTTCGTTTAAAGAAGTGGACAGAGAACGTCGTAAAACTTTCGCGGCATTACCTCTCAGGCGTTTCCTATGACGGCGTAGTAGTGCTTCTAGGTGGCGATATGTTTTCGGGAGATATCCACGAAGAACTTTCGGAGACGAACGAAGAGCCGATTATGTCGAGCCTTCTCTACTGGGCTGAACGTCTCGCCGCCGCTTTCGACCTTCTCGCTACCGAATTTAAGAAGGTTCACGTCGTATCCGTCGTCGGTAATCACGGACGAACGAGCAGGAAGCCACGAGCGAAGTTACGAGTTCGTACGAACTTCGACTGGCTCCTATCGCAACTCCTTCTTCGCGAGTTCGTTAAAGACAAGCGGTTCACTTTCCAGATTCCTGAGAGCGCGGACGCGCTTATAACTATCTACGGACAAGGACACCTTTTAACTCACGGCGACCAAGCGAGCGGAGGCGGAGGAATCGGTGGTATCTATCCGCCGATTATGCGACTTCGAGCACGTAAAGCGCAACGGTATCTAGCGACATACGGAAGTTTCCAAACGCTTTGGCTAGGACATTGGCACCAATACATATCGACGCCTTCTCTTATTATTAACGGTTCTCTTAAAGGCTATGACGAATACGCCTATCTGAATTCGTTCGCCTACGAAGTGCCTCAGCAGGCGCTTGCGCTCGTCGCTCCTGATAAGGGAATTACCTTTCAGGCTCCCGTATTCGTACAGGACAGGAAACGCGAGGGCTGGTAGTCGTGTTAGTTCTCGTCGAATGGAATGACGCGTACTCAGAATCGACGTCTTGGATAAGTACGGAAGATATCGACGCGGAACCTATGCGAACGGTAAGCGTCGGCTTCCTGCTCGAAGACGCCAAACCGCACCACGTCGTTATCGCTCAGTCTTCTAACGCGGCGGAGTGCTATGACTCCGTTCTTTGTATTCCCGTTGCTATGGTGACGCGCTTGGCTGTAATCTCAGAAAGCGCTCTGCGTCCTCCTTCTCCGCAGAGTGTCGGGTAAGTCGTCCGTCGCGTCCAATTTTCTGGCGCGACGGGCGCACCCGACGCAAACTCGAAAAACAGTGGGCAAAATTTTTTGTAAATTTTTTGGACGAGTGTTTACGCGGCTGATTTTTTCCGAACGTGTCTGAAACAGGTGTTTTTCAGAAATCGAAAAAACACGACACGCTAGAATTGACGTAGGAAGGAGGAACCTATGAAGAAGAGAAGGAATCGCGGAAGCGCTTTCAGGTGCTCTCATTGTGGTCGAATCGTCGAGTCCGACGTTCGCCTACGAGACGCCTACTGTCGTAATCCAAATACGCACTCTTCGAAACTCGTCCGTATGGACGCGATTCGCAAGAGCGCCTAACTAGAAACGAATTCGATAACAGCCAGATATCTATATCACCGTTCTGAGAAGGAGGACAAGGTGACTACTAAACGACAGGCGCGGTGGACGTGCCTAACTTGCGGAGAAGGAGGACTAGCGCCGACGAAGCCGCGTCGCGACGACGTACGGCGATACTGCCTCTCGTGCTCCGCGAAGACGGGAAGACTCGTAGAGAAAGTCGCACCGTCGCTAGAGAAGAAGAGAGAAGCGCAGACTGCGAAGACGCAGGAGCGCTCTAAGAAGAAGCGGCAGAAGGAAGCGGCTCGACGTGGACGAGTCACCGCGAACGAACGACTCGTTAAGAAGCGCGAGAAGTTAGTTCTAGAAGAAGCAGAACGACTCTGGAAACTTCTTACGCCGTACCACAAGGGTAAGCCGATTCCTCGAATCGTTATTACCGATACGAGACAGACGCGAGGTGCGAGCGGATATTGGCGCGGAGGAGGATTCTTCTCTTCAGGCGAAATTACGTTACGGCTCGTTCCGTTCGGTACGGGAAACTTCCACGAGGCGCGTTCGTGGAAAGTGCTTCTTCACGAACTATGCCACGCGGCTTGTCCTCCGAAACAGGGCGACTCTCATCACCGCGAGTTTTACTACGCGATGAAAACGACGACGGAGAAGCGCTGGAAGTGCTTTATCTCGTTCGCGAGTCTTACGGGTAATCGGTGGGGATATCACGTAGACGACGTGATTCTTAGCCAGTTACTACGGCTCGCCGTCGTTAAGTTCCCGATACCCGAAACACGCCAACGTCCTATTAAGTAAACGACTAACTGACTCTTAGTTATTCGTGGTACAGGATTCTGGCACTCTGTAACACCCTCACGTAATACTCGAAGGAACCTAGAGAAGGAGCAGTAATGAAACAGCACGAACTACGGATTAGTCCGAAGAGCGAACACGGAAGTACGGAGTGGCTTCTTAACCGTTGGCGCGACGAGTTCTCTCGTTGTACCTTCGGCGCGTCTGACGCTGGAGCACTAATCGGACTTTCGAAATACAAGACACGCGCAGACCTCTACTACGAAAAGGCGACGGCTCCTATCGTCGTCGAACCGAACGGCGCTATGAGGTGGGGAACGCTCGTCGAGCCTGTCCTAGTTAGCGAAGCGTCTCGCCTGCTCTCGCACTCGCTCGTAACACCCGACGTCGTTTATCGTCGTCAGCGCTGGAGCGGTTCGCTCGACGCGGTAGACAACGTAGAGAATCCGTCCGTCGTAGTCGAGGCGAAGCACACAAGCCGCTATTCGATTCGCGGCGTCGAAGACTTCCCTTCAGACTGGCTCGCACAGGGAGAAATCGAACGCTTCCTTACAGGCGCTCCCGTCTTCTTTATCGTTCACGACTCGCGAGACAATATCGGACTCTTCGAACTTCCGAAGAACGACGCTCTCCTAGAAACGCTTCTTAGCGAGGCGGAGCGTCTAGGAGCGCTCGTCGATAACGGCGAACCGTATAACGGCTCCGTCGAAGAGTTCGACGCGGAGCAGATAGCGCGGCTCTTCCCGTCGAAGGGAACGACTATCGAACTTCCGTCGAACGCGGCGACGCTTCTCGAAGAACTCGACCACGCTCGCACTATGGCGAAAGAGGCGGAGCAGATAGAGAAGCAGGTAAAGGACGAACTCGCTCGTCTTCTCTTAGATAACGACGAAGGAACGATTAACGGCGTTCGCGTTATCTCGTGGAAAGAACAGCAGGGAAGAAAGTCGCTAGACGCGAAGAGACTCCAAGAGGAGTGTCCTGACGTCTTCGAGAAATACCAGAAAGAAAGTAAACCGTTCCGCGTTATGCGGACTTACCGATAAGGAGAGAAGGAAATGAGTTACTCAATGGAAGGCTACGTAGACGTAGCGGAGCGTATTCGCGAGTTTCGAGCGAAGTACCCGAACGGGTGTCTTCGTCCGTTTAATCCTGCTGAACCTTTCCGTGTTATGGAAATCGGCGGACGCGAATTTATCGTTTACACGGCGGCGGCTTTTCGTTCGCCAGAGGACACGCTTCCAGCAGTAGCAGTAGCGGCAGAACTCGCCGTAGGTAAAACGAACTTCACCCGTGAGTCAGAGGTTATGAACGCGGAGACGAGCGCGTGGGGAAGAGCGATAGTCGCGCTTCTCGTAGCCGATACGCAACGTGTCGCGTCGCTCGAAGAGGTTCGTAATCGACAGGCGGAGGACGTCGTAAAGGAAGCACCTAAGACGCCGTATAAGCCTCGTACGCAGGCGAAGAGCGAAGGAGCGTCCGTAACCGCTCTCTCCTCGTCGGCTTCGTCCGCGCAACTAGGGCTGATTAAGAAACTCGCTAAGGAAAAGAACGTAGCGAATATCGACCAGTTCGTTCAGGTGCTTCTCGAAGATACAACGAAGACGGCTACGGCGATTACTAAAGTCGAAGCCTCGAAAGTAATAACCGCGCTTATGGCTGAGAAAGTAGAGGACGTATCCGATGAACAGCCTTTCTAATCTTCTTTACGAGCGAGCAGAAGTAGAGGCTCGTCTTTTTCGTGCCGCAGAGGAGGTAGTTCGTTTCGACGGTACGGAACGACTTTCTCTCGAAACGCTTCGCGAGTATGTCTATAAACGGAACGAAGTAAATAAGCAGATAGAAGCGTTATTTCCTCTCGGTGAGAACATTCGCTATGAGTCTTAGTTGGCAGGAACGCGCCGCCTGTAGGAGCCTGAAGGCTGAAATCTTCTTTCCACGCGGCATTAGTGAAAAGAGATTCGACGCGGCGAAAGCCATATGCGCGACGTGTACGGAAAAAGAGCCGTGTCTTAGTCTCGTTATACGACTAGAACCGTTCGAAGATAGGTGGGGTGTATTCGGCGGCTTAACTCCTGCCGAACGTATCCAAGAAAGAAAACTACGGAGAGCGAAAGGAACTAAATGACGCTCCTAAAAGAGAAGGATTACTGTGAAGGTAATCGCGAGAAGTGTAAGGAACCGAACTGTCCGCTCTTCGGAACGTTAGGACGTCCTGCGAGAGACGGTAAGCGGCGAATTCGCGGCTGTAACGACCCTGCGGCGCGAGGTAAGCGGAATCGAAGTAAAGGCGACTCGAAGGCTCGTAGAGCACGTAAGGCGCTAGGTATCGCAGGCGCTAATAGCCGGCACGAGGAGCATTGGGCAG